CTCTCATTTTTCTTCATCCATAATCAGAACTGCGATATTATCTATCATACACTAATCAATATTACATATGCCTGGCAGACCTAAAAAACCAACGGCAGTAAAGAGGGCACAGGGCACATCTCGTAAATGCCGGGAGGTTGATAATGAGATGGTACCTGCTAGGGTCGATGGTCTGCCTTCACCGCCAGAGGTTTTGGCTAAGAATAAAAAGGCTATGCAGCTGTGGGTTGAGTCTGTTCGCGAGTTGGATTCTTTGGATATGTTGCATACTGTTGACCTTCCAAATTTAGCCGCTTATTGTCTTGAGATGGCGAACTATTTTAAGATGACTGCCTTTTGTGAGAAAAACGGCTATACTAACCAGGGTCGTCGTCGTCCTGAGGATATTATCCGGCGCGATTCTTTGGACCGGGCTAACCGTATAGCCCAGCAGTTCGGATTTGTTCCAGCTGCACGCACTAAGATTTCAATGGGAGGTAGTGATAAAGATGATTTTTTCGACGAATGATTAAATTTGACACTACAAAATATTACTACGACAAGGCGGCTGCCGAGAAAGTTATCACTTTTATCGAGCGGTATATTCATCATGTTAAGGGCGACCTGGCGGGTAAGCTTATCAAGTTGGAGCGGTGGCAGAAGGAAGATATTATAAAACCTATCTTTGGGATTAAGAAAAAGAAAGACGGCAAGCGACGGTTTAAATATATCTATGTAGAGGTGCCAAAGGGAAATGCTAAAAGTACGCTGGGTGCCGCTATTGCCCTTTACTTATTATTAGCTGATGGAGCAAAAGGTGCGGAGGTATATGGTGCTGCCGGGGATAGAGAGCAGGCAAGAATAATTTTCGAGATTGCAGAGGGTATGGTTATTGAAGAACCGGAACTATCATCCAGGTGTACGGTTTATCAGCATAGTATAAAGAAAGATAAATCTTTAAATTTTTACAGGGTTATCTCAGCCGAAGCAAAGACAAAGCATGGTTTTAATCCGAGCGGGTTGATTTTTGATGAGCTTCATGTGCAGACTAACAGGCAGTTGTATGATGCATTAAAGCAGGGTGCTATCAAGAGGCCCGGTGGCTTCATAATGGTTATGTTCACAACTGCCGGTTATGATAAGGAGACTATCTGTTATGAGGTTCATGAGTATGCTAATAAGATTAAAAAAGGAATTATTAAGGATGATACTTTTTTGCCCGTTATTTATTCGTGCGATCCGGAAGATGATATTTTCAGCCCTGCCGTATGGCGAAAAGCTAATCCTGGATTTGGTTCTATTGTACATAAGGAATTTTTTAAAGAACAGATAAATGAGATTAAGAATAGGCCTGCACATGAAAGCACCTTCCGCAGGCTTCACCTTAACCAGTGGGTAGGATCTGCCGAGACGTGGGTCGCTGATGATGTGTGGATGAAAAATTCTGATGAGCCTATTTGCGAAGGTGTCTGTTTTGGCGGGCTTGACCTGGCCACTGTCCGCGATGTGGCTGCTTTCATACTTATCTTTCCCGGTGAAAAGGTTTCTGTATGGTCCTGCTTCTTTGTACCTGAAGATGCTGTACTTGAAAGAAGCCATAAGGAGGGTATTAATTATGATCTATGGGTTAAGCAAGGTTTTATTATCCCTACTCCCGGCAATGCTATTGATTATGATTTTATCGAGGCTAAGATACGCGAGGTGTCAGAGAAGTTTACTATTCGATCAATCGGTTATGACCGCTGGATGTCAACACAGATAATCAATAATCTTTTAGATGATGGCTTCCCGATGGAGCAATTCGGCCAGGGTTATGCTTCGATGAGTATGCCGACAAAAGAGTTAGAGAAGCTAGCCGTGTCGGGTGGGTTGGCTCACGGTGGTAATCCTGTATTGAGGTGGATGATGTCTAACGTGCAGATCGAGAGTGATCCGGCAGATAATGTCAAGGTAACAAAGAAAAAGTCACGCGAGAAGGTTGATGGCGTGGTGGCACTTATCATGGCCCTGGGGCAGTGGATGACTATGCGTGATGAGCCGCGGAGCAGATATGAAGATGATCCTGAAATTGAAAGTATATTTTTATGAAAAAGATTCTCATCCTTACCCCTATGTGGGGCCGGCCGGAGATAGTTAAATTATTCTTACAGGGCTACCAGCGGGTAAAAAAATACTACTCTGAGCTTGAATTGGTTTGTATTATCTCACCTGAAGATAAATTCCGCAATCAGATCCTTGAGATGATAATCGAATATGGGGGTGATGTGTGCGAGTATTCTAATCGTTGGCTAGGTGAGAAAAAAAACGCAGGGCTTGACTTTGCAGATAGATGGTATGAATTTGATTATCTCATGGATCTGGGAAGCGATGATCTTCTGAATCCTGAGATATTCAAGCTCTACAAACCATACATGGAAAAGAATACTCCTTTCTTTGGGTTGAATAACCTGTATATCCATGACTGGGAAACCAAAAGAACACTGTATCTGCCTGATTATAGCAACGGGCATACATTCGGGGCGGGGCGGATGCTGCATAACGACTCACGAAAAATACTACCCTGGCCTGACAGGGAGAATGATAACCTGGATATGCTGAGCCGGAAGATATTAAAAAGGGTAGGCGTTCATGAGACGGTCATTAATTCGGGGCGCACTCCATATGTGCTGGATATAAAATCAGCTACTAACATAGGACATTTTGAGCTGTTGAAGAACTGGCATAGCTCTGAGGCGGTTGAGTTCTCAGAGATAAGTCATTATTTCGGGCTGCCTATCTATGAAGATTGGATCCTGGCATTGCAAAATATTGGAGGCTATGCGGGTCATGTTGATGCGCTGAAAAAGAAGGGCAGGACAGATAAGGCAGCCTATAAGGAGGTAGAGAATATTTATAAAATGTATTTCGGTAAAACTAAATATAAAGACTATGAAGTATTCAGGATCGCAAGGTACCGCAGTAAGCATAATAATTCCCTACCTGGAGGATAGGGGTTTTCTGAGTGAGGCCATTGCGAGCGCCGAAGCCCAGGCATTTGATTCATTCGAGGTCATCATATGGCAGGGTGATCACTCACTGGGTAAGAATATCAATGATGCGTTGAAGGTGGCTAAAGGTGAATGGATAAAGATTTTAGCTGAAGATGATCTTTTGCCCGTTACCTCAATAGCTGACCTCTGGCAATATGCAAAGCGGGGTACGTACGATTGGTTATGCGGTGATGCTCATAACTTCGGATTACTGGGAAATGACTGGCAGGGTCATGACGAGTGGATAGGCCATAAGGTCAACCTGAAAGAGATGACTATCCGCAATCAGATTCACGGCGGGACGACGATGTATAAAAAAAGTATGCTCTTTGAGGTTGGCGGGTACGATGAGTGCATAACCACAGGTGAGGAATATGATTTACATTTACTGCTTTTAGATAAAGGTTACAAGTTAGGATACGTCCCGAAAGTAGTTTATGAATACAGGTTGCATGAATATAACAAATCTATGGATATGAGCGTTAAGGCCAAAGAACTGCGCAAGGCTTATATCCGTGAGATTGCAAATAGATATAAATAATGGATACACTATTAATTGCAGGATATGCCCGCTCAGGACTGACACTTACCATGCAGTTGCTTCACTATGGTGGCTATCCCTGTTATGGCACCCCTCCCGCTTTTGAGGATTATGGGCGTATTAATCAGATAGACTATGGCGAGGCCGAAGGTAAGGCTGTGAAGATACCTGATATTTATAATCACTTCCCGCCAAAGGGTGATTATCGGGTTATCCGACTAAGGCGCAATTACCAGGAGCAGGCAAAGAGTGTTATTAAATTCATGAGGGTTATCGTGGGTCAGAGGGTTTATGATAACCGGAAAACACGCAGGGAGATAATCAGGTCATTGAAAAAAGAATATCATATTATTGATCGTTGGGCCAAAAAACAGACGGCCTTAATGATACTTGATTTTGAGGATATAATTAACGACCCTGAGCTGACCCTTGAAATTTTATCAGATTTTATTAATTTCAAGCTCGACCGCAAGGCGCTGAAATGTGTTATAAAAAGAAATACTGAATGTTATAACGGATTTATTGAAGCGCAAATATTAAATAGAAAATTATGAAACATTGGATTTTTACCAGATTTAATCGGTTAGACCGACACACATCTATTTATAATAATTCAGTTATCCCAAACCCTCATGTATGGATGTATAAAAGAATGAAATTATTTGAAGAGATTACCCTTCCGTCGGTCATGGCGCAAAGTGTAAAAAACTTTACATGGCTATTATCCTTTGACATGCAGACTCCCAGATGGATAATAAAAGAATATTCCAAACTGGATAATGTAGAGATTATTTACGATTATCCGAAAGATCATTTAATTAGCTTATATGGAACGGTTCTAAATAAAGGAGACTGGATTATCACCTCCCGATTAGATAATGACGATATTATCTTACCTGAATATATCGAAAAGGTACAATCGTATTTTAATGAGGAATTTTTACTTGTGGATACCGATGGGACGCAGTTGGAATTATCCACAGGCAAGGAATACACCGTCGAGCGCAGGAGTCAAAACTCGCCTTTTATCTCATTGATTGAACAGGTGGGAATGCCTTATCGCAGCGTGTCGAAAGATTTCATAATAGACGAACCTGTTAAGACAGTATACTATTGCTCACATACTAAAATGGAATGGCATTTCCCGAGCCTGAAGATTCCGCAGAGGCTTTATAAGATGGTGATTCATGATCATAACGTATCAAATAAAATAATAGGAAAAGAGATATGATTATAGCACAAATAGCACAAATAGCAAGCATACCCGAAAGGGCGCAGATGCTTAAAAAAACAGTTGAGAGCCTTTATCCACAGGTGGATGAACTGAATGTGATGCTGAATAATTATTCATACATTCCTCCCTGGCTTGAAAAGGAGAATATTAATGTAGTCGAGCTGGATAATTCAAAGGGCGACGGGGCTAAGTTCTATGGTCTGGAAAATAAGGAAGGTTTTATCTTTACCTGTGACGATGACCTGATCTATCCGACCGACTATGTACATGAGATGACTATGAAATTGTACGATTATAAGATCAGCGCCATCCTGACTAATCACGGAAGGGTGATGAATGACAAGCCCGTGACAAGTATTTACATGGATCGCAAAGCTACATACCACTGCCTTGAGACCGTGACCGATGAAGTGCATCTGGATATTGGAGGTACGGGCGTGATGGCTTTTCATACTCGCTATTTCCGACCTGACTATAATAAGATCCTCATTAAGAATATGGCAGATGTATGGATTGCCAAATTCGCACATGAGCAGGGGTGTAAGATCGTAATGAATCCACATCATAAAGATTGGCTTACCTACCAGCATCCTGACTGGACTATTTGGGATGAAGAAATCAGGGAGCATTCCTTCCAAACAGAAATTTATAATTCCTTTTAGTAACATTTGTTACATCTTTTTTGATCGGGCTGTTATATTATAAGTAGACGGTCATTAAAGATGTATTAATGAAGTTTGAACTAGACGGGACATTCCCATTTATTCACAAAGAGGGTTACAGGCAAAGGCTTATTTCCGGTTTAGCTGCCGAGATAAGGGCTACGGTCAACTGGCCGAGCGCCGGCCTTGATACGTGGTTCGGTGGTGGGTATGATACAACTACCGCAGGCGTTAAAGTAAATCAGGATACAGCCCTGAAGCACGCTGCATACTGGAGAGCGATTAATCTACTCAGCTCACAGATAGGCAGTTTTCCTGTTGACCTTTTTAAAAGGCTTCCCGACGGTGACACCCAGGAGATAAAAGATCATCCTGGACTTAATCTTATCACCGAGAAACCAAACAACGTAAGCACCCCTTTCGTTTACCGCGAATCCGTGCAGGCCAATATATTGACCTGGGGCAACGGGTATTCGTATATAAAAAGGGATATGAAGGGGACACCCCTGAGTTTGCATATCCAAGATCCTGTTAAGGTAAAGCCAAAGAGCGACGGCGCTGATATTGTTTATGACATCGGAAATAATATAGGTATTGATCCATATTTTATACTTCACATCCCAGGGTTGAGTTATGACGGAGTAAAAGGGTTGGCACCTATCCAGGTAGCTGCCGAAAGCATCGGAGGTGGGCTGGGATTACAAAAATATTCAAATGAATTTATCGCTAACGGAGCCAAGCAGAGCGGGGTATTGACTCACCCGATGGCCTTGAGTGATAAGGCGAGGGAAGGATTAAGGAAATCTTATGATAAAAAAATGAAGGGGCCGGATGGCGGGACTATGATACTGGACGAGGGCATGAAGTACCAGCCATTGACTATCCCTCCCGACCAGGCGCAATTTCTGGAAAGCCGTAAATTTTCTGTTAATGACATAGCCCGGTGGTTCGGCATCCCTCCTCATCTATTATATGAAGAATCCCGCTCAACATTTAATAACATTGCCGAGCAGGGCATCTCTTTTGTCACTTATACCCTGACGCAATGGGTTGTAAGGTGGGAAGATGAGCTGAACCGCAAGCTATTAACAGAGGAAGAGAAGGAAGATCATTTTTTTAAATTTAATATGAACGCCCTTATGAGGGGTAATGCAAAGGATCGTTTCGAGGCGTATCGTGTGGGCCTTGATCTGGGTGTTTATTCGATCAACGAGATACGCAGGATAGAAGAGCTTAACAGCATAGACGGAGGTGATCAGCACTTGGTACAGATAAATCGTGAACCTATAAATAAAACTAATCAAGATGGATAAAGAAATCAGATATTTAAGCGGTTACGCAAGAAAGTTTGCGGATGATGTGGAATCTTCGCGGACGGTGGAATTTGTGATATCCACACCTGATAAAGATAGGCACCTCACCGTTCTAAATCCTGACGGTTGGGAACTTGAGAATTATAAAAGGAATCCTATTGTTGGATACCAGCATAATGTCTATGGAGGTGATTTTTGTAATAAGCCTGACCCTGATGATATTATTGGAACTAGCAAGGTGTTTAAAGAAGATGACAATCTTATCGGGGCTGTTACTTTTGAGCCGGCAGAAGAGAATGAGCTGGCAGAAAAGATTTTCAGAAAAGTTCTCAGGGGCACGCTTCGCAGTGCGTCGGTTGGTTTTCTGCCTGTAGCTGACGAAAAAGGCAAGACAGGGAAGTATGGGAGCGAAGATGACGAAGAGCATCGGGGTGGAAAGAATGAAACTTATTACTACAATGGGCAGGAGCTTGTAGAGTGGTCTATTGTGAATATCCCATCCAACGCAAAGGCGCAGGCCAAGTCATTAAAAAGACATACGGCCAACGCTTTGATATTCCTAAAAAAAGCACTGGGGATGTCCTTTACCGAGATCGAGTCATTGAGGATAGGAGAGGCGGTAAAGATGGTTGAGGGGACCGAGAAAAAAGAGGCTATAAATAAATCCGAACTGATCACCGAGCTGATCAGGGAGGCACTGGGCGACCAGTTTAATGAAGATGAATTTGACAAGCTCACCATAAAGGGGCTTTTCAATATACTGGAGGGCGGCGAGGCTGCCGAAGTGGAGGAGGCCGATACGGGCGAGGAAGTTGATACAGATGCCCGTGAGAAGCGATTGAATCAGAAAAAGGCTATTAATAATTATTTAAACCAAGCGGAGGAATATAACAATGTTAGAAAAGAAATTTGAAAAGAAAGGAAATCTCCTGGAGCAACTGCGGGAAGCCGTAAATGCCGAGCCTGACAAATTCGACCAGGAGAAAGTGGATGCCATAAATGATGATATCCAAAAACTGTCAAATGAGATCGAGAGTATCGAGCGGGCCAACAAGCTGCTCAGTGAGAAGCAGGAGAGGGTGCTGGAGAAAAATGAAGATCCTGAAAAGCCTGATAACAGGGAGGCTCTTAATACATTTCTGAGGACCGGCGAGAATGGCCTTGTCGAGAGCGGCAATAAGAATAAAAGGGCGCTTGAGATCAGGGCTAACCAATTCTACAAGGGTACGGATAATAAGGGCGGATACCTGGTGCCTGATGAGATTTCCAACGTGATTGATTCTGCCAGGGCCTATGTCGGTGGCATGGTCACCCCGGGGGTTGTTTCATGGGACACCGTGTCGGACGGCCGTAAGATCGAATATCCCAATGTGGATGATACCTCAGTAAAAGCTGCCGTGATTGGAGAAAAAACAGATATGGCTTCCGGTACTGATGTTACCTATGGGATTTCAGAATTTGATTTCTATAAGATCACCACAAAGACAGTTAAGATTTCAAATGAGCTGATACAGGATGCTGCCTTTGATGTGGTTGGTCATGTACTGGGGCTGTTGATGGAGCGGATGATGAGAGGGCTGAACTATTATTTCACCGTTGGATCAGGATCTTCGATGCCTTATGGTATCAAGACGCTGAGTTCAGAAGGTGAGAGCGCAACTAAGAGGGGTATTACCAGGGCTGATATCAATAACCTGATCTATTCTGTCAATAGGGCATACAGACCGGGAGGGTTATTCCAGATGAACGACTCCACGATAAAAGCCATCAGGGCCCTTTATGTCGGATCGGCCGACGCCAGGCCACTGTGGCAGGACTCAATGCAGGCCGGTGAGCCCGCACTACTTGAAGGATACCCGGTAGTCGCTAACCCGGATATTGAAGAGATACATCCGACATACGATACCGTCTACTTTGGAGATTTTAAGAAATTCCAGGTATTCGAGGCACTACCGATGAAGATTATCCGGTTGGATGAATTATATGCCGAGACTGATGAGGTTGGATTTAATGTACTGGGGCGCTGGGCCAGTAATAAAGTAACCTATACCTCGACATATCCATTTAAGCATATCCATCACGCAACTACTTGATCATGAAAATAAAATTTAAGACAAGTATAGCTGGGCTTGATTTTGTGTACGGCGGCGGGGAGGTCATTGATCTTCCCACTGCCGATGCGCAGTATTGGATCCGCGAGGGCTATGCCACGGAATTTAAGGAAGATAAAAAACCAGGGGCACAGAGGCCATTGGAAGTGCAGGAAGTGAAAAAGGTGGATACGCGACCTGTAGCAAAAAAGGCAACGGCCAAAAAACCTGTAACAAAAAAGAAGTGAAATTTCAACTGGTAACAATAGCGACTACATGGGCTATAACCCTTGCTGAGGCTAAGCTTCATTTGTTGAATCAGAATATAACAACGAATGACGATAATTATGTAACGGAGCTTATAAAGGCCGCGCAACGTAAGGTAGAGGAAGAGGCTGATTTGAGATTGAGCACAGAGACATATAAGATGTTCCTGGATGATTTTCCTTCTGGAGATATTGAGCTATGGGTCTATCCAATTAATTCTATCACTCATGTGAAGTATTATGATGCGGATGGGAATCAGCAGACGGTATCTTCAGATGATTACAAAACAGACCTGGTAGGGCGACCGGCAAGGATAGTTGCTTATGACGGCTTCTCATGGCCCGATGTGAAGAGCAGTTATCCTAACAGTGTGGAGGTTCAATTTATCACAGGCTATCCTAGTCCGGCCGTCGTGCCGGAGGATCTCGTACAGGCTATGTTCTTGCTCATTGCCGACTGGTATGTTAACCGTGAGGATAAAGGCAGGCGGTTTAACAGGGTTTCACAAATGATTATAAATAAATATAAATATATCTAAGATGGTACAAGGAAGCGCATTAAGGGTTAATCCAATTCATGCTGCGGTTATCACGCCAAGCGATACGACCGGGCTTGATGATGCATCGGTTCTGTATGTTGGCGAAGATGGCAATGTAGCCGTTACGACCGAGGGCGGTGATGAGTTGACATTTCAGGGAGTGAAAGCCGGGACCATACTGCCGGTCAGCGTCATTAAGGTCAAGGCTACAGGTACGACAAGTAATAATATTGTTGCAGCGTGGTAAAGCAATATGCAGAAATAATAGGCATCAATCAGGTTCATGAAGTATTGGATGGGCTGCCAAAGAGACTGAATAAAAAACTATTAGGACAGGCAACACGCAAGGCGGCAAAGCCGATAATGATGGCTGCAAAGTCAAATGTCAGAGGCCATTCAAAGGTGGCCGAGGGGCAGGTAAAGACGTGGGCGCTGAAAAGATCATGGAGGGCGGGCGTTCATGTAGGATGGAAAAGGCCGAAGGGATCAGATATAGATAAATTTAATACCAGGGCGGAGAAAGCATGGGCTGCGATGGGTGCTTTCTGGTTGGAATATGGAACGTCGGGACGGAGGCGTTCAGGAGGAGGGGCACGAAGGATACCGGCTACCGGTTGGTTTCGCAGAGCTGTAGATACAAATATACACAATGTTGAGCGTGATTTTAAAAAAGATTTACAATTTGTGATTAACAGGTTCCTTGACAAAGCGATAACACGACATGGTTGGTAATGCGATAGCAAATATACTGAGCGGAGTGACGCAGAATATTTTTCCCGGTGAGATACCGCACCGGCCGGGAGCCGAGTGGGTGATATACACAATGATAAGCCACATACCTAATAACACAAAAGATGGCACCGATTACGACCAGTACCGTTTTCAGCTAGATACTTACGCCCGCCAATATCCGGATATGGATACAAAGGCCGAGGCAGTGCGTACGGCGATGGATGGGTACCAGGGTACAGCTGCAGGGGTAAAAGTAGATAATATCTTCCTGGATAACAGCTTTGAAACGATGGAAGAGATAATTACTAATCCCGGTGATCGGGGTGAGAAGTATTGGAGAAGAAGTCAGGACTACATAATATTTATAAAAAAATGAAAGTAAAACTTATCAAAGACTGGAAGCTGCCAGGGGTAGGCACGATAAAAAAGTCAGGCACAGTGGTAAATGTACATCCCTCGATCATACCCCAGATGATAGAAGATGAAGTTATCAAGGGAAAGAAAAAAGAAGTTAAGAAACCTTAAAAAATAAACAATGGCTACAACGGGAAAGATTAACGGAAAAGATATGCTGCTGTACCTGGGAGGCACGGCAATATCTCACAGCGAAACTTGTTCCTTGAATTTTACTCAGGGTGAGGTTCCTGTCACAACTAAAGATTCAGCTAACTGGGAAGAGATCCTTCCCGGCGTAAGGAGCTGGACGATGGATTGTAATGGTATGGTTGCACTGGATGCGACCTATGGGCTGGATGAATTTTACGCCCTGATGAACTCACAGGCTAGTGCTACTTTGAAGTTCGCAACCGATGATGCAGCGGACAGGTTCTGGAGCGGTACGGCATATATCACCGGCGTAACCGAGGAGGCGCCCAACGAGACAGGCGTATCATTCAGTATATCCTTCAAGGGCACGGGTAAACTTAAATGGAGTAAGACCTGATGGATTATATCAAATTCGGTGGAGAGTCGAGGCCAGTGAAATATGGATGGAATGCACTATCTATGTTCAGCAAATTAACAGGCGCAGGGTTTCAAGACCTTGCGATGTTTGAAACCAATATGACCTTTGACCAGGTGCTAGCGCTTGTATATGTAGGATTGCATGAAGGGGCGAGGGCCGATAAGGTTAAGTTTGATTTGACGATAGAAGATATAGGGGATTTCCTTGATGATGAGGATTTTGAGAAAAAAATAGATGAGTTTATTAATGTATTCACAGACCAGATGCCACAGTCAAAAAAGGCGAAAGCCCCTCCGGTGAAGGGGCAATAGACTTCGATTTATTGCGGCAGATAGGAATGGGTCAGCTGGGTATGAGTGAGGATGAGTTTGAGGTGTGTACGCCCAGGGCGTTCTTTAATGCGGTTGAAGGGTTTGAGTTAATACGTAAGATGGATCTTGAGGTCATCCGGTTGCAGACCCTTTATTCTGTTAATATGTGGGCTAATAATCCTATAAGCGATCCTAAGAAATTATGGATGTATCCCTGGGAAAAAGAGTTGAAAGTTATTGATATAAAAAAACAACGAAGTAAGGGCAGAAAACTAGCAGAGAAATGGCAGATAAAATAGCAGGATTATTATTCAAGATCAGTGCCGATACAAAGGCGTTGCAGATGGGCATGAAAAAAGCCCAGTCGGCAGTTGGCAAGCTACAAGGCCAGATGAAGGCTTTCGGGGCTACTATGCTTGCGGCTTTTTCTGTTCGCGCTGTCACTAGCTTTCTAAAATCAACTGTTCAGTTATACGACGTACAAGCAAAGGCGGAGGCTAAGCTACTTACGGCCCTTAAAGACAAGGAAGATGTGCAGGCAAGGCTGATGCGCCAGGCCAGGGCACTGCAAGGGATAACCCTTTTCGGAGATGAAGAGACGGCCGACGCGATGTCATTCCTTGCTTCGATGCAACTTAACGAGGTAGCTATTCGCAGACTTATTCCGCTTGTGCAGGATTTTGCCACAAGTAAAAATATGGCCTTGTCTGCAGCTGCAGACCTAGTGGCTAAATCTGTTGGATCATCCACGAATGCACTGTCAAGATATGGGATTGTAATAGAGGGCGCTGTTGGCAGTTCTGAAAGACTTGAAAGCGCTGTAGCAGCATTGACAGAGATGTTCGAGGGGCAGGCAAAAGCTGCGGCTGAAGCAGGGACGGGTGCGGTAAAACAACTAGCAAATACATGGGGTGATCTAAAAGAGACTATCGGGAAAGGCATATCTCCTGCATTGAATGAATTTGCCATAGTTACGAATAAATTTGTACAATCAATAAATAAGCTAAACGAAAGGAAGGTAGGTAAACTTATTGATTATCTTTCAATAGCTGCATTCATAGGACACAGAAGGCAGGCTAATCAACCACCTGCTACAACGTCATTAGGGCCGAGAGGTTCAGGGATAACAGCAAGGGCAGTAACGGCAGAGACACCAATACCCGCACCCGGTAGACCTGATCTTTCACTCGCTCCGATGGCTTCGATAGGAGCTACAAGCATAGGTGCAGCTATTCCGGGCGAAGGGATAAACCAGCTTAAACAAAGAGCGGAATCGATCAAGAATACTATGATCGATCTTGGAACGGTGGTTCAACAAACAATGATGTCAGTCGCAGATTCTATCGGGCAGGGCATCGAAAATTTATTTGCAGGCACGTCAGATCTTGAAAATGGGCTGGCGGGTATTGCTAAAGTGTTCGGGCGGTTCGCGCAACAGATGGGTAAGCTGCTTATTTCTTACGGATTATCTATGATTGCATTCAAATCGGCTAAGCTGAATCCTGCTGCCGCTATCGCTGCTGGAGCTGCATTACTGGCTATCGGTTCGGCTATCTCAGGGCTGGCAAGCAGGGGAGTATCGGGGGGTGGAGGTGCAATAATGACAGCCGGGGTGGCTGGCAGTAGTGGTATGTCGTCGCGGGCTATACGAGTAGAGGGTGTTCTACGAGGCAAGGATCTGTATATAGCTACACAAAGGGGATCATCAGATATGGGATCACGAACCTAATGGCATATGTAACAAAATATCAGCTTAATATTGCGGCCAATTATTTTGGCCAGGCGGTAGTATGTAATCTAAAAAAGCGGGATTATGCCGGGGCTTCGAGCTATCTAAAAGGTTCGGGTGACTCACCTATAATGCTTACTTATGATACGGCAAGCGATGATATTTTTAATCCTATAAACGGAACATACCTGACACTGAATATTATGGAAGAGGTCAGTTTTGCCCTTTCAGAACTTTATACGACCGACGCAAGGGAGTGGAGGGTTGAGTTATTGGTTGATGCCTCGACAGTGTTTGAAGGATTTATCCTTCCTGATATATTCCAGATGCCTTATAAAGATACACCATATCATATTTCTATCGTAGCGGCCGACCAGTTGGGGTACCTGAGGAATGTATATTTCGATCAGAAGAATATGTATGATAACTTACTTCTGATAAATATCATTGCGGCTTGTCTGGCAAAAACAGATCTGGGGCTTAATCTACGCGAGGCAGTAAATGTATATGAAGATGCCCAGGATTCAGGCAATGCTGATTCGCCGCTGGATCAGACATATGTTGACATGGAGGCTTATATCAATGATGACGGTACGATGATGGATTGCTATACTATACTGAGCGATCTGTTGAGAAATTTCCAGGCTATTTTACGACAGGTTAATGGTGAATGGCATATATGGAGGCCATCGGAGGCTTCAACTTCGTACAGGAGAAGGCTATGGACATGGGGCGAGGAAGCGCAAGGTTGGTTATACACATCAAATGCATTATATAATCCTGTCAAATCTACAACTTCTTCGAGCGGATCACCACTTATCCGGATCATGGATAATGGTTCACTAATGACGATCCCTCCATGGAAGCAATACATATTAAAGAGACATTATAAGAAGAGGAAGAGCATATTATTAAATCATAATTTTACAGACTGGATTGATTTTAATACACCAATGAACTGGACTAAGTCAGATAGTCCTACTGTTTCTCGACACGATAATGGCGTACTTATCTATGCCGACACAGCCGCACCGTATGGGTTATTATTACAGACAGCGCCGATTAAAGTTATCACTCCAATGAGTGATTCGACATGGAAAATAAAAGTCAGGTACACAATATTTGTTCCAGGCACAAAAGAGGCTGATCTTTATATCACTATTTTGCTGTGGCCGACCGCACCGCTTGATCAATGGTCGTGGGTTGGTAACGTATGGGGAGTATCAAATGACCCTATTAAATCAGTGGATAATTCAGGTAATGCGGGTGCATATTATGAATCATTTGATGCTGAATTTGTTATTAATAATTATTCATCAGACTATGGAGAGGTGAATCTATCGGCAAGCATATCATTACATGGTGATGACGCAACGGCTTTTGCTATAGTTGAATATATTGAACTATCTATCACTAACCATGAAAGTCAGTACGGTGACGCTCCTGAGAACCTTGAGCAACTTGTCACGGTCAATGATAATAATAACTACATTGCAGATGATATCAATCTTTTATCGGGTGAGCTTCCTGATTTGCTTGTATATGACCGACGCGGTGATACCTATACGCCTGTTGCAAATAAGAGGTTGATATACGGTAGTGGCTTTTATAATGACGCTGCCAGGGATGATCTTTGTGAGGACTGGGAAGACCCGGATGCAACAGGACAGAAAAGCCTATTGTCATTATTAAAGGAAAAAATAGGTAATCAATACAGATATCCGACAGAGATGATATCATGTGATATCCTGACGTCGCAGATAGTGGGTGACTCAACAATCCAGGAAATCAATAACTCGAATAATCTGTATATGATAAACCGGGATACATGGAATTTGAAAAGTGGGGTGCATACTATCGAGATGACACAAATCTACAATATCGGCAAATTACTATTAGAGACGGGTGATTTCTTATTAACTGAAGCGGGCGATAAAATTATACTATAATGAAAACAATAAAATGGATTTTTCTTTTGTTGGCCTTTTGCCTTGCGGCTCAGGGTCAGGACTCAAAAATTTCAGACTTAGCATCGGCTTCGCAGTCATTGAACGATGCCGACCTGTTTGTAGTTCTTCAATCGGCTACAACAAAAAAATATACTTTTGATAACTTGCAGGAGGATGTATTTGAACAGATTCCTTTCCGATCAAATAACGCTGGACTTAATGAAAATATATTATTTGGTACAAATACTGGAGCCTCCTATAGTTCAGGAAACAACAATATAGGTATCGGAGTTGATATTTTTGACGCTCTAAATGGTGCTAATGGCAATATCGCAATTGGAAGTGATTGTTATGACAAAATTACGACGGGTGATTACAATATTGGGTTAGGTCATAACACAGCCAACAATATTACAGATGGCATTGGTAATATATTCATGGGGCGATGGACTGCTTTAGTTGCCACATCACCCGATTATTGTATTGGATTAGGATATACAAGTTTATATAATTTATCCACGGCACAGGATGTTATCGCGATTGGTAGGTCATCATTGTATAGTGTTACGACAGGCAATTATAATATCGGAATAGGATTTGAAGCAGGAAAATCAATAACTACCAATACAGGCACATTTATTGGTTATCAGGCAGGAGAGCTTACCACAGGCGACGGCAACACTTTTGTCGGAGAGGGGGCGGGAGATATAAATACATCTGGAGCAGCTAATGAGGCATTTGGAAAAAATGCTTTAGGGGCTAATGTTACAGGTGGAAATAATGTAGCTATCGGAAGCTCAGCGCTTGCAGCAAATTTAAGTAATCAGAATACGGCAATCGGTTCAGGAGCAGCGGCAGCAGCAGTGGCAGCAGGGTGCGTGTATATAGGCTATCAGGCAGGATCAACCAACGAAACTAACAATCTGTTATTTATTGAAAATTCCAACACCCTGACAGATGTATTGATTTTTGGTGACTTTACAAATGACGAGGTGATCATTAACGGGCAGGCATCTGATAACGCTAATAGCAGAACATTTTTCGTAGAGGGCACAGCAGGCGGTCTGGGGGTATGGAATAACGATTCAGATTCAACATTGAAAAAAGATGTATCAACGATTACCGGCGCATTGGATAAGGTGATGCAGCTGAGGGGCGTTAATTTTAAATGGATAGATGAGCGCGAACCAGGCAATCAGGTCGGGTTTATAGCTCAGGAAGTCAACAGGGTTGTTCCTGAGATTGTTGTTGGTGAGTCAGGCACGATGTCAATACAGACAGCTTCCATGACGGCGGTGCTTGTCAATGCAATGCAAGAGCAGCAAGCGCAAATACGATCTTTATCAACATTATTATATGTATCTTTTGTATTAATTATAATATGCTTCTCCCTGATTGTTCTTTCATATAGAAGAAAAACTAATTATTTAAAAATAGAAAAATGAAAAAGCTAATTTTTTTACTGTTACTATTTACCCCGTTGATTATCAATGCTCAACGGGTGTACAAACTTGATTCTATCAGCGTACCAACGGGCACTGATACGACTGTCTATGTTAGGATGTTTACAGATTATTCCTGGTCTATGCAGTTTAACTATAAAGATTTCGATGATACAGACGCTACGATTGACCTGGGGGCTGTATCTGAAACTGATAGTTTGCTGTTTGACCGCTTGGATTCATCTGATCTGCCTTATACTATGGCCGATTCAACTGTTGCTTTTCAGGATGACTATTATCCATATCGGTATATAGCTATCAAGCTGACTAAAGGATCCGTTACGGCGGGCAAAAAATTGTATTATTGGATAACTAAACAATAGAAAAAATGAAACGACTACTGATATTTATAGTTTTTCTGCTTCCTACCTTAGTGTGGGGGCAGGTAGTGATTGACCTTAGTGATCCAACATCACAAGCATCTGTGACCAT